GTTCTTGTTTGAATCCAGCCACAGCCATTTCAAGAGTGTATTTCATCTCTTCGTCTTTTACGACATTGTGTGGTGGATAGGTATCCTTCGAGTGCTGGTGAATATTTTCCAGTTGATCGAAGATGTGGTCGAAACCAAGAAATGCGTTTCGCGGATATGCGAATGATCCAGTCATATTGTCCTCCTATTGACTAGCAAGGTTAAAGTGGACCAGCCTAAGCTGCATCCAGTATTATATATACGTTATTCTTCTTTAATGTCCTCAATGCCGAAAGAAAATCCGACTCTCGATGAATAAGGTTTGACGTTGTGGTATGTACCGGCAGGAATATAAATTGCTCTCCCTGGTATGAACCAATCTGAGTAGATTGTATTTGTGTGCCCAATCTTTAATTCAGCTCCACCATCTATAGAAGGTGTTTCGGTTGCTCCTTCTTTTGGTGTATGGATTGACCATTCAATTTCACCAAGAACCTGAACATAGAAAACATCCATTGCGTCTTTGTGAACATTAAACGGACTTTTTGAATCGTCGGTAAGTCCACCAAACGAATGTAATGTAACTGATTTTCCAGGAAAAATTTGGTGAAGATCTTTCTCAATTTGCCATGCCCACTTCGGTAGTTGTATATGCTCGTTGAGTCGACGCAGTTCCCAACCTAATCGATGTGTATGGATCTTACGATACTTTTTTGGATACGCATCGAGTAAATCGATAAACCAGTTCCAGTCAAGATCGATGTTTTCGATTAAAAGCTCACCGTTAAAGTCGTAGAAACGTTTAGGATACGTTGCAGCGACAAAATCATTATCCAAAATCATTACTTGTTGCCGATGTTGTATTTCGGTTGTAGAGTCCAGTTACTTTTTTCTTTAAATGGAATAATCTTAATCTGCCGCAGTGGTGCTAATGGCTGCGCTTTGTCTTTACTATCAATAGACAAAAGGCCCCAGTCACTCATAAGCGTAGCAATCGTATTGCGCCTAGCAATATCATTTTCTTCCAGATTAGATTTCTTACCATCTAATAAAAAGAGTTCTTTAAAATGCACGATAAAATATCGGCCCTGTTTGTGGAGAATGTGGCATGATTGGAAAAGTGTGTTATCTTTTCGAGATGCTACGCCAATTCGAGTCAGTGTTTCTCTTACCTTAAGAAAATCATCAGGCTCTTCCAAGGTCACCTCAAGCATAGATGAGGTTGTCCATTCAACAATGTTATTTTCTTTTTCCACCTCGATATACCTTCTTCTTTAATATGTCAATTTGATCTGACGATAGAAGGGAGTGGACTTGGCGGGCTTTTTCATTACTATAGCCATAATATGTCTTAATCACTTCAACGTCATCATTCGTTTGAGCCTTGGCCCATTTAGAAAAACGTTTTTTCTTTCTAATGATATTTATAAGAAAATCAAATTGTAGGCGACTATCCAAATGCGAGTTGAGATTCATTTCATTTGCCATCAATACCGTATCATGAAAGTACGATAACTGGCGGTTGACCATAAACGCGTTATATGCTTTTTCAGCTATATCATCAACCATGATATTTGCTTTACCGTAGTTGATGTCATTACAATATTCAAATGGGTTCATCTAAAGTTCTCCACACCACCAATGTAATCATCATAATCTAATTCTGCTTCAAGCATACTCTTAGTGAATGAAGAAGTATCGTTGTTTGTTGGACCAACATGTCTACCATTCCAAAAGAGTTGTGGTACTGTTCGTAAACCAGCTTCTTTAATCACAGACTTTTTTTCAAGTTCATAGCTTAGATTGATTTCATCGAAATCATATCCCCAGTTTTCAAGCTTTTGTTTCATGCTATAGCAAAACACACAATCGTTTTGAGTATAAAGAGTAAGTTTAATTGAATTTGACATTGGCCATTACCTCCGTAAGACAAGCAACAACATTTAACTCGTGGTCAGCAACAAAAGCATGTTTGTACTGGTAGTCAGCTAAGATAAGAACCAGCTGTGGAATTGACTGTGGTTCTACCTTGTCAGACATTCTATCGTATAGACCACGAAAGATCGCAGATGCATCTATATCTATATTGTTGACAACCCACTTGCGCATTTCTTTAAAGTCTTTTTCTTTTAGGTACCCAAATAATGCATCAAAGGAACCAGTACTAAAATCCAAAGACTCGACACTATTAAACCCCAGTACAGCAACCCGCTGAAGCTCGTTGAGACATCGGCGCCAATCCGGACCATGCTTCGATATAATAGGTAAAAGATCTTTGTTATCATACGCTATCTCCTGTTCGTTAAGAATAAAACAGAATCGTTCGAACATTTGCTGCATCAATACAGCAGTATTCTTTTTCGACGTATTGAAATCATAGACACCGCAACGAGAGTGTAATGGTTCAATAATACGATTCTTAAAATTACAAGTAAGGATAAACCGGCAGTTGTTTGAAAACTCTTCGATAAAACCACGAAGTGCCGGCTGCGTTGACTGTGGATTTAGATAATCAGCTTCATCAAGTATTACTACTTTAACACCACCCTGTAAAGAAATGGTTGACGCAAACTGTTTGATCTTACCACGCAGGGTATCAATATTGCCCTCTTCAGAACCATTGATTAAGATCCAATCTAGATCTAACTGATTACAAAGAGCTTTGGCTACTGTAGTTTTACCAGTGCCGGCTGTACCACTGAACAGCATATTTGGAAGTTCACCAGATTCAACTATCTTTTCGAAAGTTTCTTTTAGTTCGTTTGGTAGAACACAATCGGCGATCTTTTGAGGACGATACTTCTCGACCCATAGAAATTCATTAGACATTCACATACTCCATAATAAAATAAAAATGGGGAGCTAACCGTGGCTCCCCACGAGTCTATTAAGCGACTAACCTTGTTCACTTTCAGCTTCTTCCATAGCTTCTTCTTGCTCGGCCTGTTCACATAGCTGAATGATCTGAATCGCTTGGTCACGAAGTCCACCGATGGTGGATAGTTCTTCACCCTTGATTGCGCCACGTTGAGTCATCGCATCGATAACTGCAATCATTGACCGGGATGTGCGATTAGAAACATCCCGTAGTTCCGTCATAGTTTCTGACATGTCATTAAACTCCAAATGTCGAAGATTTTTCAAGTGCAATCCAGTACTTTACGTCTAGACTTTTGTGACTGAATTGCGTGATTAATTTAGAAGATATTTCTACCTCGTAATCGCCAGGTAGAATCTTCAAATTGTTTGTGCTTAGGATAAAGTTAAACACAGCGTCATCGGCAAAATCACCATCAATATCGATGGAGAAAGCATTTGACGTCATGTTTTGAGAGTCAACCACAGAAAGACTAAGCACACCATCACTACCTGAAATAGAAATTTCACTATGACCAAGAGTTGAAGCAGCGCGCTTTAGCTTATTCATCGTATCATTGTCTAAAGTGAACTTCACATTTGCTTCTGGCATTGTGATGTCTTTTTGTGGGGTTGTTAAAGTATCTTCAGATGAATAGAAGTACTTTACTTTAGAGCGGCCAGTTGAATCATTGACAACCACGTAATCGTCTTCAAACTTAAGACGTGGTGTGTCAACTAATCCAAGGACACCCATAAATTCGTTGAGATCGTAGATGCCAAAGTCCATAGGAAACTCTTCATCAACATTAGCTCGGGCAAGTACCGTGCGTGCTTCAGAAATAGTCTTTATAGTTTTGCCAGTACGAATCATCATATTGGGGTTTATACTTGAAAAGTTTTTCAAAGTAGTTAAAGTGTTATCGCTTAGTTCCATTATATATCTCCGCATTTAATCTAGGTATATTATACACCATTTTTGTTGGTTTGTACACTACTTTTTTGGTACACATTCACTTTTTTCTCCGCACCAAGGACAATAATATTCTCGAGTTCTTGGATCAAACTTATCGCTAGTTGCAATAGAAAACCAAGCTAGGCAAGACTGACAAGTAAAGTGCCAAATAGTTTCTGGTTGTACGAATAACGCCATTATTTTATCCTTGAGAAGTTTTTGTCTTTGATAAACTCGATCTTGTTTTCGAACTTACCATCAAGTATTTCACCTTTGTGCGATATGATAAAGACATTCGTACTATCACCAAGAGTATAAAGAATCTTAATAAGATTATCAACACCATCATGATCTAAAGATGAATCAAATGTTTCATCGAGTATCAACAGGTTTGTCGATACAGAGTTTTTCATCTTTGCAATTTGCCGCCAGGTGAATAGAAGCGACAAATCAATTCTTTGTTTTTCACCTTCACTAAACGATTCATATGTAAATTCATCCCT